TAGATATTTACAGAAAGGCTAACCACGCGATAACTAAGCTGTGGAACGATGCCTCTGTATGTATAAAAGAACTTACAAACAGACAAGCTGTCAGAGTTGGTGCCGTACCTATAGCAGAGGCACTGGGGCCGTTACGGGCGTTGCGTCTGCCATCGGGTTTGCTCATGCGTTACGAAGACTTGCAGTATGAGCAGGGTGAGAAAGGTTTGGAATACACCTACAAGACGCGCCGAGGCCGGACACGGATCTATGGTGGTAAGATGGTGGAGAACGTATGCCAAGCAGTAGCGCGGTGCATTATCGCAGAACAGATGGTTAAGATAGCCAAGCGTTACCGTGTCGTTATGACCGTACATGACTCCATCGTGTGTTGTGTTAAGGATGAAGAAGTTAGTGAAGCCCGTGAATATATCGAAGAGTGTATGCGCTGGTTACCTGAGTGGGCAGAAGGACTACCGCTAGACTGCGAAAGCGGTGTGGCTAAGACATACGGAGACTGTGAGTGAAAACACCACCGTGGTCGTTCAGCAGGATTAAGGCATTTCAGCAGTGCCCGAAACAATTCTACTACGAAAAAGTTATTAAGAAGTATCCGTTCAGACAGAACGCGGCGACTATCTACGGTAACCAGTTTCACAGAGCAGCAGAGAAATACATACGTGACGGCGAGGACTTAGATCCTCGGTTTGAGTACGCCAGAGACATGCTGGACGTGCTTAACGCCAAGAAAGGCGAAAAGGTGTGTGAAAAGCGTATGGGGCTTACAAGAGATATGGAGCCTTGTAAATTTGGCGCTAAAGACGTGTGGTTTCGCGGTATTGCGGATCTGCTAATTATTAACGAAGAAGATGAGCTGGCTTGGGTCATAGACTACAAAACTAGCAAGTCAGCAAAGTACGCAGACAAAGGGCAGTTAGAGCTTATGTCTTTAGCTGTATTCGCACACTACCCAGAAGTTAAGACAGTGCGAGCAGGGTTGCTTTTCGTTGTCAGTGAGGACTTAGTTAAAGACCGATACACTGTAGACGACGAAGAGAGCCTTTGGGCCAAGTGGATAGACCATCATAGAGATATGGAGTTGGCCTTCGAGAACGATGTTTGGAACGCCAAGCCTAGTGGACTATGTAAAGGGTGGTGCCCAGTGGTTGAATGCTCACATAACGGGAGAAACTAATGCCGTATAAAAATCCTAAAGACCGTAAGAAACAAAAAAACCCGCCTGTCGGCAGTAAGGCGCATGAAGCACGAATGGAGAGACAGCGTGCGCGACGTGCTATGGATAAAGCTGGACGCGATGCCAACAAAAATGGCAAAGCTGACAAGCGTGAAGGTAAAGATGTTAGCCACAAGAAGATGTTAAGTAAGGGTGGCAGCAACAAAGACGGCGTGCGTGTAGAAAGCAGGAGTGCTAACCGCAGTCGTAATGGACAAAGACCAAGACGTAGGTGATAGAAGAGCTTAGGGGTGTACTCATGGGCGTGGGTATCGCAGCGTCCATATACCTCGTAGCGTACCTTATCTACGTATTCAGCTAGGGCCGAGAGATGAACACTCTCTCCTGCACGTTGCTCAGTCCGTGTGCCCGAAGACTGAGCCTTTTTTGTGGAGAAAAGATGCAAGTAATAGACAACAAAGCGTTGTTGCTCAGACTACGTGACCCTCAAAAAGTCACGAATGTAATACCAAAGAGTAAAGAACTTTCAGACAACAGAGTCGTTGTTAACTGGGGCGTCGAAGAAGCCCGTGTACTAAAGAACTTAGGTATAAACGTACCTTCACCGATAAGCACACGATACGATTGGACAGGTAAGTACTCACCGATGAAGCATCAGAAGACAACTTCTGAGTTCTTCACTTTGAATCAGCGTGCGTTCTGCTTCAACGAACAAGGAACGGGTAAGACAGCCAGTGCAATATGGGCCGCTGACTACCTAATGAGCAAGGGGTACATCCGTCGCGCTCTAGTGATATGTCCGTTATCTATCATGCAGTCGGCTTGGGGGGATGATCTATTCACCTTCGCCATGCATCGTACCGTAGATATTGCGTATGGATCCTCTAAGAAGCGCCGACAGATAATCGAAGCTGGTGCAGAGTTCGTAATTATAAACTACGACGGTGTAGAGATAGTGTCTGATGCTATAGCAGCAGGGGGCTTCGATCTTATTATTGTGGACGAAGCCACACACTATAAGAACCCGCAGACTAATAGATGGAAAGCCCTCAATAGGCTGCTTAAACCTAATACTTGGTTGTGGCTGATGACCGGCACACCAGCAGCGCAGAGTCCACTGGATGCCTACGGGTTGGCAAAGTTAGTAAACCCGTCCTCTGTACCACGATTCTTTGGTTCGTTTCGTGATCTAGTCATGGTCAAGGTGACCAACTTTAAGTGGGTGCCCAAGGAGACAGCCACAGATACGGTGTTCAATGCTTTGCAGCCAGCCATACGGTTCACAAAAGATGAGTGTTTAGATCTACCAGACATGGTGTATGTCAAACGCGAGGTAGAACTGACACGGCAGCAGAACAAATACTACAAAGAACTTAAAAATAAGATGACTATGCAGGCAGCGGGGGAGCAGATAACTGCCGTGAACGCAGCCGTGGGCATGAACAAACTGCTTCAGATCTCAGCCGGTGCTGTCTATACAGATGATGGCGAGTCTTTGGAGTTCGACATCAAGCACCGATACAAAGTACTGCGTGAAGTCATAGACGAATCCAGCAAGAAGGTGCTTGTGTTTGTGCCTTTCAAGCACGTCATAGATGTTCTCTCGGACAAGCTGAAAGCGGACGGTATACCTACCGACATAATTCGTGGTGATGTGTCCGGAGCAAAGCGCACCGAGATATTTAAGAAGTTTCAGAATACGAACACGCCGCAGGTTCTGGTTATACAGCCGCAGGCAGCAGCGCACGGTGTGACGTTGACCGCTGCGAATACCGTGGTGTGGTGGGGGCCAACCAGTTCTTTGGAAACCTACGCACAGGCTAACGCACGGGTTCACAGGCAAGGGCAGGATCACAAATGCACTGTGGTACAGCTACAAGGTTCGTTTGTAGAGAAGCGGGTATATGCGTTACTAGATAGTAGAATTGACGTACACACAAAAATGATAGATTTATACAACGAAATCCTTGATTAACGCATTGCTTGTAACTATACTGCCTTTCTTGGTATGTGGAGAACCAAAATGGCAGAAGATATTGAAGGTCTTTACCCTAGACTTATACGCACGTTCATAAAAATACGTGACGCACGTAGCGAAGTTAGGGCTGCATGGGAAGAAGAGGATGCTAAGTTGGAAGCCCAACTGAACATCATAAAGGAAGAGATGCTGGAGTATTTCAAGCGGCCTGAAAACAAGGGCGCTACGAACTTCAGTAGTGCAGAAGGTCAATTCATACGAATGACCAAAACTAAATACTTCACAGACGATTGGAAAAGTTTCCATGAGTTTATTGTGGAAGAGCAAGTGCCGGAGCTTCTTGAGAAGCGGGTAGCACAGGGGGCTATGAAGCAGTATCTGGAAGAGAACCCAGACAAACTGCCGAAGGGCTTAAACACAGTGACTGAGTACACCATTCAAGTAAGGAAGAAGAAGTGACCGAGCCGTATGTTGAAATAGAGAAAGTTGCAGACCACTACAAAGTGTCTCTGTCTACTATCCGTGCGTGGATTCGCAACGGGCAAATACCCAGAGACGGGTGTTACATAAAGATAGGTAAGACCTACCGATTCAAACTGTCTGAAGTGGAGAAATCTGTAGCTAGATTAAATTCTGCAACAGCTTCGGGTATTTCTGCAACAGAAACTCAAGATATATCTGGGATAGACTCTGCCGTGGGCGATGTTGTCGCTGATCTTGATGAAGATATGTGATGACTGACGGTGTTTTCAGACGCATAAGTATCAGAAACGGACAGTTCCGTACCGTGGTTCACGGTAAAGAAACTTTGATTGATTCTGAGACGTTAGATGTGACCATAGTGGACGCAGCCAAGCGTAGTCGTATGTTTTACGGCGATGCTTACAATGCTCAAAGCACGTCGGCTCCGATATGCTGGTCACATGATACGAAATACCCAGACCCAGAAGTACCCGCTGACACTAAACAAGCTACTCGCTGTATGGATTGTCCGCAGAACATCAAGGGGTCAGGTAGTGGTAGCTCCCGTGCTTGTAAGTATTCGCAGCGATTAGCTGTGGTTCTTGAAGACAACTCGCAGGAGGTTTACCAGTTGCAGCTACCAGCAAACGCTTTGTTTGGTAGCGCAGAAAGGGGATGGTTGTCGATGCAAGATTATGCAAAACATCTGCATAAGCATGACACCTCAGTCATAACTGTAGTCACACGAATTCGTTTTGAGGACGACGGTTATATACCAAAACTTCGGTTTCGCCCTGTGCGGGTGTTGAAACCCGAAGAACTAGAAACGGCTGTACAGATGGCCCAGCACCCGGATACCGCAAGAGCGTTAACTATGTATAAACCTTTAGAGGAATCTACATCGTCGTTCGAGCAAGTAGATGGGTTTGTGTTTGACGCAGCAAAAAATAATTAGGAGAACTAACGATGCACATTATTAAAAATGTAACCGCGCACTACCCACACTTGGATCAGCCCTATAAGTGGAGTGACGCGCAAAATAGAACTATGCCCTGCTCGTACAAAGAAAACGGGGCAGCATACGATCTACAGTGGATCATGTCTGGTGGCGAAGCCAAGCAGCTCATGGCAGCTATGGAAGTGGCTTATGAGGAGAAGAAACAGGATGGCTGGCCTGCCAGTATAGAGATCCCGTTCAAGAAGCAAGAAAACAAAACGTGGATGCACAAAGCCTCGTTGGAAGCGGCTTATAATGGCGAAGAAACTACACCACCCAAACAGTTCGATTCAAAGAACAACGAGTTACCTAAAGACTTTAGACTAACTACAGGCAGCACTATTAACGTGCAGGTGAGTATGCACCCTTGGTCTAGGGACGGAAACTCTGGTGTTAAATTACGAGTTCGCCAAGTACAGGTGTTGCAGTATAAGCCAGAGCCTGTACGTGCAGCGTTCGATGTAGTCGAAGACGGTTTCACTATGGAAGATGCTGGCGGTAGTGCGTTTACAGCGGTATCAAACGATGCATTTGAAGCACCCGCAGTTAATACTGATCCCAGCGATCCCTTTGCTGACGAAGAACCCGAAGAGCTAGAGGTTGTGGAGGAACCCAAAAAGGCTGTAAAGAAGTCCAAGCCTGCCAAAGCCGAGAAGGAAGCGATAGCCTCAGTCCTTGACGACTGGGACGACTAACCGCTAACAAAAAACCGTGGCTAGTATCTACGAAAAGGGCGTGCCGATGCCCCTGCCACGGTGTCTCTCGGTTTTGAGTAAGCATTATGGATACAAAAACATTCTTGCAGAAGGCGCTACGTGGTGACGG